CGCTCGATGGCCGCTGCCATTTCTTCCCGAGTCGCTTTCACAGTGTCCGGATTCCTCGGGATTCGTAGGGGTTCCGCGCGGGCGCTGGATTGAGCGCCATCAGCGAAACGGAGCTAAACACCGCCATCAGCGGGTCGATCTTTGCCTTGCCGGACGCCTGCTTCGTGATCGAGATGGCGTTGCCCTTGTCCTCGATGCGGGCATTGCTGACGCACCAGGCCATGAGCGGACTCGCCCCGTGTGCGAACTCGCCACCCGCGACCTTGCGCTCAGTGGTTTTGATCGCGCCGTTCAAGCGCCAGCCCTGTTGGACCGCCGTGATGTCCTCGACCTGAAAGCCGCGTGACAACAACTCGTCCACGATGTCGCCGATTCCTGCCGCGTCCACGCCAATCGGGTGCTTCGCGGCAAGCAGTCCGGCGTCACGGACGCGGCAAACAAAGTCCGCCACCTCTGCAACGTCTTGCCCCGGACGCTCCACAATCGTCAGGTCGCCTTCCTGCTGGAAGTCCAGCAGACGCGGCGCGATGTCCTTGCGGCGTTCCAAGGCGATCTTGTGAGCCCACGCATGGCCCCAGTGGAGCCAGCGCCCGGTGCCCATCTCGCGGCCCAGCAAGGACAGCCCCAACAGGTCGTCCAGACCGCCGCCGTCGATCCCTGGCACCACCACGTCGCAGTTCGCGAGGATGTAGTCGAGGGTGATCGCCTTGTCGCCCGCGTCCTCCCAAAAGTCCGCGCCCGCCCATCGGTCGGTCCGAAGGTTCAGGCCGATCTCGACGTTCAGGTGTTTCGCGAGGAACTGCTGGAGCGAGCCATCCGTCTTGGATTGCTGCTTGACGAGCTGGTCCGACAGCCACTCCGCACTCACCGACTTCCCGATGTTCGGGTTGGTGATGTAGAAGTTGGCCGGGTCGAGGTAGGACCTGTCCTTCAACATCCGCTCGGGGAACTCGTACAGCACCCCGAGCGACTTGCGGTCCGGGATCTTTCCGTCCCGGACATCGCGGAAATACGACAACTTGTCCTTGAGGACGCCCGCAGGCGGCTCGTCGGACTGCGTGGTCAGGTAGATCACCCACCCCTCGTTGCGCGACACCTGGCCGCCCAACGCCTCCATGAACATCGCTTCGGCGTTCGCGCGCTTGCCGAACACCCAATGCTCGTCCACCAGCACGCGCCCGGACTTCTTGCCCGATACCGTTTCGGTGTCCGCCGCAACCACCTTCAGGGAGGCATTCGTCTCCCGGTGGGTGATCGTTCGCAGATGGTCCTGGATATGGAACAGCGCGAGCAGGTCTTCGTCCGCCCGGACCATGCCAGCGGCCGGCTTGAAGCTGTTGTCCGCCACTTCCTTGGTCGGCGCGAGGATCAGGTGCTCCTCGTCGTTGCGCCAGCACAGGATCACCGCCGTCAGCATGATGCCCGCCGCGATGGTGGACTTCGTGTTCTTCTTGCTGATGAGCAGGTAGAACTCGCGGATGAGCTGGTTGCCCGTCTCCGCGTCGTAAGCGCCAAAGATGGCCGCTACGAAATCGAACACCCACTGCTCGGCGCACTCGCCGAAGTTGGGGCTACGGTAGGCCCCCAGCCCCTCATCCCAAACCGTCTTGGGCAGATCGACAACACGCAACTGCTTGAAGATCGCCAGCGCCTGCTCGGCCTGCGCCGGGAAGATCGGAGGCGGGATGATGGACCGCCCCTCGATCAGCCTGCTCTCCCAATCGGGGCAGGCCGTCGTCCACTCCATGCGCTACTTCTGGACCACCGACAACTTGGGCGGCTCGCCGGGGCGGAACTTGCCCTCGGCCGCCACAGCCCTGGCCGCGCCCTTCGCCTGCTCCTTCTTGCCGCCCTCGGGGATTTTCCCGTGGACGAACGGGGCAGCAGCAATCGCCATGCGGTCACGACGCGCCGCATCGGCCGTCGTGTCGTTCATCACCGCGAGCATGTATTCGAGCGGCGTGCGCTCGACAGGCTCAAGGTCAGCCGCACACGGCTCGGCCGCGCCCTCATCGTGAATCGAGCCTTCGTTTTGGCCCTTGCCTGAGCCCGGTGGACGCCCAGCACCAGGCCGATAGCCGCCTCGTGCCATCGTCTTAACCTCTCAGTCATAAATCAAAGCGGGATTTAATCTCTACATGCGGGGACGAGTGGTCATGGCGGCGGGGCAGCCCTAGAGATCGAGGCCCCCTACCCCTCGGCTTCCGCCTTCGCCTTGTCCGAGGAGTGGTGATTGGCGCACAACGGCTGCCAGTTCGCCTCATCCCAGAACAGCACCATGTCCCCACGATGCGGCTTGATGTGATCAACGACCGTCGCAGCGCCGACCCTATCCTCAGCCTCACACATCACACAGAGCGGATGCTTGGCGAGGAAGCGCAGCCTGGCCCGCTGCCATCTCGCTCCATACCCACGCTCAGCCGTGGTCTTGCCGTCCCGCCAACTGTTCGGGTTCACCGTCTGGAGCCTTGGCTCCGCTGTCAGTACCCGGGGCTTCAGCGTTAGCAGCTTGCGGCTCACGGCTATTCCAGTTGATGCCAGCCCAATTCGCCTCGACCGCCTGGCGATCCTCTCGGCGTCGGTTGCTGCCCTTGCTCACGTGTACGTATTCGTCCCCACGACCGCCTTGCCCCCGGTGAGGACATAGATGTCGTACTTGGTGCGGCTGTCCTGCCCGGTCACGGTGAAGTCCGTGCGGTCCTTGCCCGTGAACGCAAACGTGCAGCCGTCCACCGCAAAGGTCGATCCCGCTTCCACCCGGCACCCGGAGCTGCGGTTGGTGTGCGTGCCGCCCTGCACCTTGATGCTGACCTTGCCGTTGTAGCCGTGGGCCTGCATTCCGTTGGCGTTGTTGTTCGTGATGCAATCGACCAGCGTCACGTCCACATTGCCCGTCACGTTGGAGCGCACCCAGCCAAGGAACCCAGCACGGTTGTTCCGTGCGATGCACCGCTCCAGGCGGGCATCCGTGATGCTTCCGCTGTCGGGCTCGAAGTCCCACCCCGCACACGGCCCATTCGGCGCGCCTGCGGTGTCACTGGATACGCAGTCGTAGGCCCGAAAGCCCGTGCAGGCAAACACGCTGCACCCTTGGCGGCGATTCCCCGTCGAGACGATGTTGCGCGCCTCCACGTTGTCGCCGCTCACGATCCAGCCATCGCCCGTGCAGCGGCTGATTTGGACGTTGCTGGCCTTCGCCCCGTTGCCCTTGAGGTGGAGGCCATAGCCCCACTCATCGGTGCCGGTGGTCGAGTAGGCATGTGTATCGCGGTCGCCCAAGATCTGGCCGCCGTCGATCGAACCACCCGCCAGTACGGTGACGAGGCAGTAGCGCGCCGCATCGTTCGGCTTGATCTTGAGAACGGTCTGCGGGTCCAGCTTGACGGCCGTCGAGACCGTCAGCCCCTTCACCGCATCCAGCAGGTACGTGCCCGCTGGCATGGGCAGACCCTTGTTCCACAGGGCCTGCACCTTGTCCGTCACGTCCGTCGCGCCGGTCTTGTCCACCGCAGCCCACGGATCGCTGGCAGCCTTGAGGCCGGCAATCGTCGCGTTGGCGGTGTCGAGCTGCGCCTGGAGCTGCACATTCGCCGCGCTCAGGCTGTCGTTCGTTGCCTTCAGGGCGTCAATCGTTGCCTGCGAAGCAACACGCTCCGCATCCAGCGCCGCCGATGCCTGCGCCAGAAGGTCTTTCGTGTCGGCCACTACACACCACTCCAACGCCAGTCGGGAGACTGGTCGTAGTCGTATTCGTCACAGAACCAGCGCCAGAACAGCACGGGCCAATCGGGCAGCCGGCGAATGCTCACTTACCCCTCGCCCAATCACTCAGCGCCTTGTGCCGCGCTGCGCATCGGTTGTATTGCTCGATCGTCACGCCCGCCCACTGGAGCAGGTCGTCCAGCGTCATGCCGCGACGCACGTCCTGTAGCCGTTCGCAGAGCTGCGAGGCATCAGGGGGCGGTGTTGGCCGCACCGGCACGGATACCGTCCTGCAACTCATCAGCAACGGCGTCAGGCACGCGGCAGTCAGGGCTTGTCGGATGCGCATGGACCGCCTCGCTTACGCGGTGGCCCGTGGGCGGCAGCTTGCGCAGCGCCTCGGCCAGTTTCTTGTCGGTTACAGCGGCGCGCGTGGCGGCCTGCTGGATCAGCGCGTCCTGCGCCTTGAAGTGCTCCAGCTCGCAGTGGTCATAGCCCATACCGACCAGCCAGCGCACCAGCAGCGCCAAGGCGATCAGGACCGCCCCCCATTTGATCCAGAACCAATACGGGACAACCGCGTCCAGCAGTTTCATCCGTGCGCCAGCAGGAACGTGCAGCCGTTTTCGTCACTCATGGCGCTCACCACACCCACCACTTCGCCTGCGTCGTTCATCAGGCCGCTGCCCGAGTCCCCATGGCAGATCGTGGCGTCCACGATGATGGCGCTGTCCGTCACCTTGGCGACGTAGCCCTGCCGATACACGTCCTGCTCCCCTTCGGGATTGCCCCACCACCGCACGCGATCACCTTGCTTCGGTCGCGCCCCAATGCGCGCCCAATGCGTGAACGGATGGCCGGGCAGCGTGATGACCAACGTGTCGTGGTCCTCGTTGCCGGAGTAGGACTCCGGGGCGACCTCCCAGCCATCCACCTTCACCAGCGGGCCGCCAAGGGCCTTGCAGTGGTAGGCGGTCAGCAGCTTGTTGTCCGCGATCGCCGTGCCCGAGCAGATGCCGCCGGCCATGTCCAAGCGATGGGTCGTCAGGTGGACATCGGGAACGGGCAATGACACGCAGCCACACCCGGAGAGAACCAGCGCCAGGAGTGCGGCCAGCTTCATTGTCGTGCCCTCAAAAAAGCTGGGGCCGCATAGCGACCCCGTAACCGCGCCTACGCTTGGCAGGGCGGCAGAACTCACAACCTTATGAAGTCGCGCGGACTCTATAAGGTTGCGTGGTTATCCTTACGAACGCGGCCAGATCGCCGCCAGCAACTGCGCCCATTCCCCGCCTGTCAGCAGGTGCCACACGACCAAGCCCGCGCCGAGTACGGCGACAAAGGCGGTCAGCAGGGTGGCGTGCTTGTTAGGGGTCATGCGAATACGCCATACAAAGCGCCGCAGATCGCCACGGTCAGCAGGTTGCGCGCGAACGGCGAGACCGCCGGAGCCTGTAGCGGGCGAATCTCAGTCATCGGGGGTCACGATCACCGCGAATGAACGCGCACAACTCCTCGCGCGGGTCGCCATACAGCGCCAGTCGCCAGAGACGAGCACGCCAAGCGCGAATCGGCGCGTGAAACTGCTCCAACGCAATCCCCAGCCAGCTACCAACGATGAGGCAGGCAAGTCCGACAAGAAACAGCGCCATCAGTCCGTCCCGCCCACCTTATACTCGTCCGCCTCGCCCACGCCGTCCTTCGCGTAATGCGCCAGCCGGAAGGCCAGCACCGCGCACACCCATGACAACCAGAAGGCGATGCGTTTCATGTTTCCCCTAAGCACAGCGCCCGCTCGGCCGCTCGGCGTCGCGTCAGGCCCAGCACTTCACGACCGCCTGCACGATTCCAGCGCATGAGCTGCTGGCAGTACGCCTCGGGCGGGTCGCCACGATTCACCATGCGGACCAGCGTCGAGCCACAGGCCGCGCCCTTGCCCACGTTGTACGACCACGAACCCAGCGCAATCCACACGTTCTCGGGCAGGGGCCGATACACGCAGGAGGCCAGATCCGACAACTGCTTGGCCGCCTCGTTGCGGTTCAGCGCGTCACATTCAGCCCGCGTGTAGTGATTCTTGTGCGGGCCTTCCGTGATGCCTTGGCACCACGTCCAGACGCCTACGATGTCGCGGTAGGCGTCGAGGCTGTTGCCCTCTAGAGGCCGCAGGTAGCGCGACAGTGCCACGGCCAGCAGCGTGGCCGCCGCAGCCGGAGCGATGAGGCGCTTATTCGACGCCATGCTCGCGGATGTCCGCCAACTTGGCCGCGTGCAGCTCGGCATCCCGCCGATCCTGCCTGCGCCGGTAGTACCACTGGATACACACGCCGATGACCGCCAGCAGCAAGCCGCCAAAGGCCGCCACATCGTTGGCTGTCAGCCAGCCCCACAGGACAACGCCTGTGCCGCCCTGCGCGACCTTGTGCGCGATCCCCGCCACAACGGCGTCTGTGGCTTGATCCTGCACGCACTCACCCCTGTTGGCGCAAGCGCCTAATTCAGCGTCCGGTCGGCCGGCGCTGCATGTTCCTCGATCACCCGCTTGCACAGCGGCACCACGTCGCCTGCGTTCTGGCAGCGCACGAAAATGGCCTCGCCGGGGTACGTCACGACGATGGCCGCGACCCCCAACTGCTCGTAGCAGCGCAGCAGGTCCATCGCAGCCAGGTCAAGCTCGGCGAGCGCGTCGTCGTCCACGCGGAGCCTCCTTCGGTTCCACGCGGAACACCTCGACCGGCTCGGACGTGTTCTCGTCAAACCGGGCCGCCAGCGCGACCGCCTCGGCCGGCGTCTTGCCGCAGGCCATCGCCGCCACCGCATACGGACCGCCCGACCCGACCGCGATGCAGTCGTCCGTGAAGGGCATCAGCTCCATGTCCCCGTCCAGCAGGAACACCTCGCCGGCCCCGGTCACGATCAGGCACTCAAACTCGTTTTCGTCGAACTGCGGCTTGTTGCCCTCGGGGAATCCGGCCTCGGCCCACCGCTGCACCTTGAGGATGTCGGCCAGCTTGCCGCTGGAGCCGATCAGCCCGCCGCACTTCAGGCGCTTGACCTTGTGCGTGCGGAACTTGCGCCCGCCAGCGGACACCTGCGTATCGGCGGCCATGCAACCACCGGAATAGGCGATGGTCGTCACTGGCAGGCTCCGATTGTTAGAACCCGGCGTCCTTAGCCGGAGCATCCGGGCGGGGACGTAAATCTCCCCATCACCCTAATGATCGCGCGGTTTTTAGCAGGCTGCGCCCGTAAGAAGGGGCAAGGCAGCGAGCAAGTCATCAGGTGGCCGGATTCGGCTCTGCGCTACAGCGAAATAGTTGGTGTCACGCTCAATGCCGATGAACTTCCGGCCCGTGTTGACACAGGCCACGCCCGTTGAGCCGCTGCCCATCGTGAAGTCCAACACCGTATCGCCAGGGTTGGTGTAGGTCTTCACCAAGTCCTCCATCAGCGCTACCGGCTTCTGGGTCGGGTGGTGGCCGGTGTAATCCTTCCGGTACTGGAGGACGTTGGACTTGTATTTCTGGCCTTCTGGAAGGTTGAAAACCTTTGGGAACCGCTCGCGCGTCTCCGCCCGGAACTTGTCTGTTATGGCCTTCATTTCGTCATAGGCCATCTGGAATCGACCTGTATCCGCCTGCATCACAGCCAACCGATCAGCGGATGGGATCATAAATTGCCGACCATCCGTGAAGTAGTGCGAGGCGCTGGACCCCCACCGCTGCACGGCCTCTTTGCGCGTCATGCCAGAGGCCTTTAACTCAGCATCAAACCAAGGCTTAAGCGGATGGCCTAGGAACGAGTCAAACGCCTTAAAGAAAACAAGAATGTCCTCGCTGAACGACACGGGAGCTTTGTTGACTCCGAGCGCATTAGCAAAGTTGTCCTTAAGCCACGTCATTCGGTAGGCGAATGGGATGCTCCCGTGGGCCTCAAGGACCAGTCGCGAACTATACGGCTCTTGGCTAAAGAGAATGACCGCCCCATTCGGCCTAAGAATCCGATTGCAGTGCCCCAAGAATGCGGAAGGCGCTAAGGCGCTGTCCCATCCGGTAATCCCTAGTTTCCTGCCGCCGTCCGTGTCCATGTTCCCATAGGGCGGATCACAGATCACCGCATCCACCCTGCCGTCCTCGATGCGCTTCATCACCTCAAGGCAGTCGCCTTGGTACAACTCGACATCAAGCATCCCGCGCCACCCGGTGCGCCCACCGCAGACTGTCCTCGTACTGCCACGAAGCCAGCAGAATGGCCCCCGCCACGAAGTCCCGTATGCGCCTGTAGGCGTCGCGGTCGCACCCGCACTGCTCGGCTCGGGTCGCAATCGCCTCAACGTTCTCCGTCCCAAACAGGGCCAGCACGAGGCCATCCAAGCTCGCCTGCCGCCCCCACGCGTGGTCGTAGCTCGCGACGTACTGCCGCCCCCGCTGGCGCAGCTTGGGCTTCATGCGGGCAATGGTCGCCCCCAGCCCAATGGCCCAGCGTTGCAGCTCGGGCACAAACCGCTCCGTACCGGATACGGTCGTCATCCACGCCATGTAGCCGGGGTGCCCGGCAGGCAGGCAGGAGGTCGCCAAGGACAGCCGCCAGATCGCCCCTTCGGGCAACGCGCGGCGGGTGAAGCCGGCGTAGTAGCTGCGGAGGTCCGGCCCCTTGATCTGGTAGTCGGCCTGTACCTCGATGGCGGTTTCTGCGCTCACGCCACCGCCTTGAGCTTTGCGCTGCCCGGTTCGGAATGGGTGCCCTGCGACCAGCCCTGGCAGTCGCGGCACTGGTAGCGCGCATAACGGCGCGTCGCCGTCTCACGGAAGCCGCGCTGTTGGAGGCGTCCGCCGCCGCAGTACGGGCAGACGTGGCCCTCGCGGATGCTCCAGTTCGGCAAGCCGCGCACCCACCCTCGGGCGTGCAGCACGTCGAACACCTGTTCGGTGAGCTTCGTGTCGCCGATGTTGTACCGGCGCATCAGGGCTTGCGCCTTCGTGCAGCCGGCCAACACGTCAGACCACAGATCGAATCCACCCGTACGGACCTTGCGCCCGACGCCGAGATAGCCCGCCACGAAGTCCAGCTTGTAGCTCGGCAGGTAGAGGTGATGCTTGACCGACTTCATCAAGTCCACCTTGGCGAACGGCGCGGGACGCCCTAGCCCGTGCTTGACGAACATCGCGTTAAGCCAGCGCACATCGAAGCGGTCGCTGTTCCACCCCATGACCGCATCGGCCTCGTCCAGCAGCGTGTGGGCCTTGCGGACCATTGCCCGCTCGCCGTCCTCCCACTCAGCCGCAAAGTGCACCTTGCGCTCGCCGTGGAATTTGGCCGCGAAACTCAGCAGCCCGCCGCCGTCGATGATCTGGTTGATCCCGATACGTTGGTCCCACAGGCCCCAGCAGTGGGCGGTGATGGGCTTTGTCTCGATGTCGAGCGTGAGCAGGCGCATCAGGCGCGGCCCCGCATCACGTCGAAGATCCCCACGATCACGCCGACCGCGCAGCCGCCGATCACCAGCGCCACGGGAAGGGAAGCGTTATGCGGCAGCCATGCCCAGCAGGCCACGCCCCACGCGATGGTGGCGGCCAGCACCTTGTAGGAAATTCTCACGGTGCCTTCTCCATGCCCTGCGGCTCGCCCGCCCAGCCGTTGGATTCGATGGGTTCCCAGGCGTAGGTACGCGGCTCGACATATCCACCGATTGCAGCGCCGATAACCGCGCCCCACGATGTGGTTTCGCGCTTCCATCGGGTCAGCCCGAGTCCGAACCCCGCGACCGTGATCCCGGCCCCGACTTGGAATCCGTTGCAGACGAACGACACGCGCAGCAGGTCAACGCCCGCGCCATCCTTCAGGCTGCGCCATTGGTTCTCGGTGCGAAGGGTCAGGCGCTTCATGCGGCGCGCTCCTCATATGCTTCACCCGCCTTCAATCCGCCCGGCTCGTCGGATTGACGCTCCAGAAGGATTTCCAGCGCGGGTGGCATCGGTGCCTCGACGGCGTGGTACTGCTCGTTCACCGCGACGCCCGTGGCCGAGTCAGGCAGCCTAGCGTTGCGCGGGAGCGGCGCGCCTTCTTCGCGCTCAAGCTCCTCTTGCAGCATTGCCAGCGCACGCCATGCCACCTTCGCCGAGTGCCGCGTGCCATCGGCATCCAGTGTTCCGGCTTCCAGCAGGTGGCGCATGATCTTGTTGGCGTGGTCGGTGGACTTGCCGCGTGCCCAGTGCATCTTCTGGCCGGGGTTGTGCTGGTCGTTGCCGATCTTGCTGACCCGCGCCACCGCAGCGAGCGCGGCCGGGAAGTAGAACAGCAGGCCATCGGCGAGCGGGTATTCCTCGCGCTCTCGGGCGTGGCTGGGCAGGCTCATCGGGCCGCCTCCGCTGTGTTGCCGAACTTCAGGCCGTTGAACCAGCGTCGCAGCACGTACTGGCGAACGAAACTGATGCCGGTGAACACTAAGCCGATGCCGAATGCCTTGGCGGCCGTCAGGCTTGAGAAGCCAAACATGGGCAGGAACACCATGTTGGCCGTCCAGTTGATGGAGAAGCCGATGGCGATATTCGCCCACGACTCCACGAAACTTCCGAATTTGGTCTGTGCCATCCGGTGCGCTCCTCGCGCTTGTCCCGGATCAGCACATTACGCAGGAACCCGCAACTCAGACCCAAACCTGCGTGCACGATTGAGCAACGTCCTGCGCTTCTTGCGTGCGCCTTGCTCGGTCATGTCGTGCTTCTCAGCCGTGGCTTTCGTGCCGAGGCGTTTGAAGTCGAGGAGGAACTGGTTGTCGCACCGCTCCTTGGCTTCGGCCGCGATGGCTGTGCACTCAACGCCGCGCATCAGGTGCTCGGCCTCATCCCTCGGCACGCCGAAGCGCACCAAGTCCTCCACGCGATCCCGCACCCACTCCCCAAACAGTGCGTAGTTCATACGGCCCCCTAGGTTTCGATCGCCGTCACCGCTACCGCCAATGCCTGCCACGCATGCGACTTCACCGCATACAGCGGCCCCGGTTTCTTGATGGTCCCCACCGCTTCCGCCTTGCCACCCCAGCGGTCGATCAACGCCTGGCGAATGTGCGGGTCTTTGGCGCGGCCGTCGTTGCAGACGTGTTTGCACACTTCCTTGCGAGGAATCAGCCGCACACGATCCGGTCCCGCCGCCTGCCAGAACCGGCCGATCCATTCGATCGTCTGGATGGTCTCGAAGCCCACCGGCATGCCGTAGCTGACGACGCGCTCAATCGCCACGATGCCTTTGTGGTCGCGGATCACGTCGAGCACGTCGTGGTTGTCCAGTACCGCCGAGCTAATCGGCACTCCTGAAAACAGAACGATGCCGGAATGCGTGGTGCCGGGGTCAATGCCAAGGGTGAAAGTGGTCACGCCGCCACTCCCATTGCAGATTTCCAGGCGTTCAACCACCGGCAGGCCGTTGAACGATGCACGTCGAACTGCTGCTCGATGCGGCGCGCCGTAGGCAACTCGCGTTGCGCCGCGATCCAGAGCGCCACGCGGAAATAGGTTTCCGCCGCCGTGCTCGCGTGTTGCGCCTCAATGACCTTGCACGCGCTGCCCCGCATCAGGCAGCCCCCTTTTGCATTTCAGCGAACGCCTGTCGCCAGCTCACGGCGTTCCGCGTGCCCATCGGGTGCGCCCGCTGGATCTCGTCCAGCGTCGGAATGCGATCCGGGTACAGCCTCGCCAACTTCACGGCCGTGCGGATCACCGGCTTCAGGCAGCGCACCTTCGGCGTGCGGAAGGCGTTACGCGGCTCGCACAGGGCCTCACCCCTCATGCCGGAGCGCAGGCGGCGCGTGACCGCTTGTGGCGTGATCTTGGCCGTGATCGCAATCTGCTTGACCGTCAGCCGACCATGACGGCCACAGTCGTACTTGGGCGCGCGCGTCTTGCGCGTCGGCGCGCGGATGGTTGCTGTTCCGAAATTCACTACTTCGCCCCCTTGATCGTCAGAAACCCATGCGCGAACCACCACCGCATCTGGCGGGCGAGTGCGCGCAGGGCGTAAAACATCCATTCGTGTTCCGGCAGCGGCGGGCAGCCGTTCGCGTCGAACGCGCGATGGCACGGCCCGCACCCGAAGGCCGCCGATGTGTCGTCCGGCTTCTGTGCGCCGCCGCACTCGCCCGGCAGGCGGATGTGGCATAACATGCAGCCGGCCGT